GACGGTGTAAGGTTAATGTTACTAAAAACAATGTTAACTTTTTACCTGAGGTTATTCCTCCTAAAATATTTGGAGCGCCGAATGGGCTACACATTACATCGTATAGTCCATATGCAGAGCTCGTCTTAGTCCCTAAGGACTCAAGGGGCCCGCGCATAATCTGTAAGGAAAATTCTACTAATATGCTGTTACAGCAATATTATATGAATATACTTTACGATCATTTGCCGGAAGTCTCCGGAATAAGATTCAGAGACCAAAGGCCGAATGCTATGTTAGCCTACAAGGCTAGTATAGATCGCGCAAGGGCAACTATTGATCTAAAGGACGCCAGCGACCGCGTTACTACTTGGCACATTAGGACACTCTTTCCGAAAGAGTGGTCCGATATGTTAATTAGTACGCGCGCCGGGTACCTTGTTACCGGAACTGGATCGAAGGTTTTCCTTCGTAAGTTCGCTGCGATGGGTTCAGCTTTATGCTTTCCCGTTGAAGCAATGGTTTTCTATGCCATTGCGAGAGCGGTAACATCCGATGTAAATGTTTACGGTGATGATCTAATTGTACCGAATGGTGTGGCCGTAGAAGTAATGAAGCGTCTCGAAGACTTCGGTTTTCGAGTCAATAAAGATAAATCTTTATACCGTGGATTCTTTCGAGAATCATGCGGTGCTTTTTACTACAAAGGCTATTCCATTCGGACGATCTATCGTCGTAAGTGGCAGAGCTCTATAGAGCACATCAATGAACTCATTGATGAATATGATTCATCGCTTGGTGAATCGCTCTATAAGGCACTCTGTTTAGAAGGTATAGTTTTTCCGCGTGGTTACGACCAGGCATGCTATAACCCTTATAATAGAGTAGTTGAAGACTATACACACTCGTGTAATAGTACAACCGAAGCGCTTAAGCTTCCTTTCAACTCTGTGGATATGGTGCATTTTCCTTGGCGCTTTAACCGAGCGCTACAGAAGTGGGAGAGACAGATATATACACCTGTCAATCTTGCTTCAGAAGATGTAACTATATTCGTACCGGATATCATTCGTCTCGGGGAATGGCTAAGGCTTTATTCTGGTAAAACAGATGAAGCCTTTTGCTCAGAACCGTTAAGGTTAGTCTCGTTAGAGACGCCGCGTGTGGTTAAGGTATCACAACAGCGCGAAGCTGTACATAAACTTCGCTGGAG